GGCCTCCGTGGGATCGAGGGCAAGTACGAGATGATCCCGTCTCAGTACGACAAGATCTTTACGAAGCACAATTCAAAGATGGCGTTGGAGCGCACGGCTGAAATGCGCTACCTGGGCCTCGCCGCCCTCAAGACTGAAGGCGGGCAGACCCAGTTCGACAACGGCGCCGGCGAACGCTACGTGTACAATCAGGAACACGTCGAAATCGGCCTAGGATATGCGATGACCCGCAAGGCCATCGACGACAATCTATACAAGACCCAGTTCCATCCCTCCAATCTTGGCCTGATCGAATCTTTCCAGCAGACCAAGGAAATCTACGGCGCCAACATCCTGAACACCGCCCAGGTCTATAATCAGACCATCGGCGGCGACGGCAAGGCGCTCTGCGCGGTCGATCACCCGATTGACAGCGGCCTCGTCGGCAATACGCCGGCGGTGCAAGTCGATCTGGGCGAATCGACCCTGCTCAACGCCATGATCGGCGTCCGGACCAATTTCAAGGACCAGGCGGGCTTGAAGGTTTTCGCTCGCGCGCGGAAGCTTATCATCCCGCCGCAACTGGAACCGGTAGCAATTCGTCTTCTCAAGACAGAATTGCGCCCAGGCACGGCAGACAATGATGTCAACGCAATCCTCTCTACTTCGGGTGGGTTGACCGAAAACTTCATGGTCAATGACTTCTTGACCTCGCCCTTCGCTTGGTTCCTTCTCACAAACATCGATGGTCTTTCCTTCATGGAAAGAATTAAGTTCGAAACCGACATGCAAGTCGACTTCGTGACCGATAATCTATTGGTCAAAGGTTACGAGAGGTATTCGTTCGGTTATTACAACTGGCGAGCCGTCTACGGCAACTTCCCGACCTCGTAATACTGGCTCAGAAGGAGAAAGCACATGGGTGCGACACACTTCACGGGGCCGGTTATTGTAGGCGACCCTGCTGCGGGGACTCAAGGCGAGATCGAGTGCTATCAGGACATCATCATCCTGAACCCCGGCCCCGGCCTTACTCAGGACTACGTGCTCAATATCCCGCCTGGTTCGGTGATCATGGGCTTTGAAATCGCCACGTTCACGGCATGGAACTCGGCCACCTCCGCGTCCATGACGATTGGCAACGTGGTTGGCGGCGCGCAATACGTCGGCGCGACCGACCTGAAGATCAACTCGCCGTTCCCGATCATGACGCAGACGGCGGCGAACATCGCCGCCCAGCGCGGCTACACCGTACTGGGCGTGGCTGCGCCGGTCACCGGGCCGATCAATATCCGCGTCGCCTCGGTTGGCGCGGGCACGGCGGGCGCGGCGCTGGTGTCCGTCCATTACGTCCAGGTGGCGACACCTTGATCGGAGGCTTCAATGGCAAAATCTGCAAAGCCCGCTTTCGGCGGCGGCAACAAGGACGTCAAGGAAGAGGCTGAAGAGAAGGGCGGCAAGCAGACCAAAAAGCGCGTAGGCGGGCCGGTTGGCGCGTCTGCTCATTCGCATGGCGGTCGCGCGGCTCGCAAGAGCGGCGGCGCCTGCGAGAGCCATCTGTTCTCGTCGGCCAACGCGGGTTCGCCCGCGCCTGGGCGGAAGCTGATGTCGAAGAAGGTCTGACGCCATGCGGCCAATTGTCGTCACTGCTGCGCCTCTCGCCGCCGCCAACACGACGGCTGTTTGCGCGTCACAAGTGCCGCCGGCGGCTGCTGGCGGTTCTCTGGTCCTGACCTCGTATCCGGTCGTCCTTGACCAGGCGCGCCAGCTTGCTTTCACCTCGACCGGCAGCAACGCCGCCAGCACTTTCACGATCACCGGCACCGACGCCAATGGCGCCGCCCAGAGCGAAGCTCTCGTTGGCGGCAATAATAGCACGGTCGTCACCACCAAAAACTACAAGACCGTCACCTCGATCACCAGTTCGGCGCCGAGCGCGGGAAGTCTGATCGTCGGCACCAATTCCAGCCCGGCGGTCACATCCTCGGCGTGGGTCCGCTTCGACGATTCCGGCAACCCCGGCGTCTCGATCCAGATCAGTTCGGCTGGGGCATCGAACATCACGGTCCAGCAGACCCTCGATGACCCCAACAGCCCGACCAATCCGGTTCTGCCGGCCAACGTGATTTGGGCGCCGCATCCCGACGCCACGCTGGTCGCCGCCGCCATGATCAATGGCGCGGTGTTGCAGGGCAACTATGCCTACAAGCCGGTCTTCGCGCGCGTACTGCTCAACAGCGGCGTGGGAACGGCGACGGCCACCTTCCTGCAGTCGGGCGGGGCGGATTACTGATGCCTCCCCCCGGCCTGTCGAACGGCCACAACAAGCTGGCCTCGCATCCCGGCCTCACCGGCACTACGGGCCTCGGCGCGAGTGGCGGGTTCTCAGGGCTGATGGCGCCGCTGATCCTCGATGAAACTCTGACCGTCGATCTTCCTGTTCCCATAGATCACAAGATCGGTCAGGTGCAAAACAGGGGCGACGCCGCCGATAGGTTCAGCGTCGTCTCGATTGATCCGCCCGTCGCCAGGGAATACTTCAGCCTTGACGATGCGGGCGTGTTCCGCGTTACGCGCCTCGGCATTTTGCACCTCCGCAGGCGCCAGTATATCTTGAAGGTCGAAGCTGTTAATGTCGTCGGGTCAGGACGCGCGGTCATCACGATCCGCGTGGTGTAAGCGCCCTGCCGCAGGGGGTTTGCATGGCTTATAGCAACAGCTTCACATTCACCCCAGGCCTTGGCGACATCGTCCTTTATTCCTACGGCCTATGCGGCATCAGACGCACCGCGATCCTGCAAGAGCACATGGCCGACGCCCACATGGCGGCGAACCTTCTCCTGGCCGACTGGTCAACCAAGGGCGTCAATCTCTGGCAAGTTTCTAAAGCCACGATCACGCTTGAGGCGGGCGTCGGAGAATACGACGTTTCGTCCGAAACGCTCGTCATGCTCGACACGTATCTGACGGTTCCGGATGGCATGGACCGCATCATGCTCCCCGTCAGCCGCACCGAATTTGCGAGCTACCCCAGGAAAGACCAGCAGGGCGTCCCGACTGTCTTCTGGATGGATCGCCAGCTTCCAGGCAGCGGCGTCTTTCACATCTGGCCCGTGCCTGACCGCGACACTTACACCCTGACCTATTATTTTCTGTCGCAGGCGCAGGACGCCAACTACGCAAACGCCCAGCAACCGGCGGTCCCGCAGGAGTGGCTCTACGCCTTCGCCACCGGCCTGGCCGAGAAGCTGGCGATGTCATGGGCGCCAGAGCGGCTGGCCTTCCTTTCGCCTATTGCTGAAAAAGCCTACGACACCGCCTCACGCAGCGGCGTCGAGACGGCGACCCAGTACATCAGCCCGCAGATCGGCGGATATTACAGAAACTGAGGAGCGAGCCGTGGGCTACAGTTCGAAACTCGGCAGAGCGAGGATCAATTCCCGCAACCCGCAGGCAGCGGCGATCTGCGACCGCTGCGGCTTCGTCTTCAATCATGTCGATCTCCAGTGGCAGCACGACTATGCCGGCGCCACGATGATCAACAAGCGGATCCTGATCTGCCATGCTTGCCTCGATGAGCCGCAGCAGCAGCTTCGCGCCATCGTCCTGCCAGCCGATCCGATGCCGATCATCAATCCGCGTCCGCAGGAATATCGCGCGACCGAATCCAACACTCGACAGGCCAGCGGCTACGACACGGTCGACGCCAAGACTGGCATCCCGGTCCCAGGCGGGCCAGCCCGCACCACGCAGACTGACGACACCCGCGTCACGCAGCAGACCGGCGCGCCCAGCGGGACGAGGAACCACAGGCCCGGCACCGATCCGAATGCGCCCGGCAACGCCGATCCGGGCTTGCCCTACGACAATATCGATGTTCCAGACACGGGGCCTCTCTGACAATGGCAAACGTCCAGATCCCCAACCTTCCCGTCGCCCTCGCGCTTTCCGGCGACGAATCGCTTGAGGTCGTGCAGGGCGGCGTCTCGATGCGCGCCACCACACAGCAGATGGCGGGCCTAGCTCCTCCGGGGCCGCCGGGACCGACAGGGCCAAAGGGCGACAAGGGCGACACTGGCAACACGGGACCGCAAGGCCCGCAGGGCGCCCAAGGCACGCCTGGCGCCGCAGGCAACGCTGGCGGCCTCGACGGTCAGATCCAGTATAACAACGGCGGCACCTTCAACGGCTTTGTGACCAGCGGCGACGGCACGCTGACCCGCTCCAGCCTCGGCGCTTTCACGCTGACTGTCACCAAGACCAACAATGTGCCGTTCGGCCCCTACGCCACGGCGCCTTCGTTGCCCTTGTTCACCAGCAGCGTGGCTGGCGTGGTCCCGGCGTCAGGCGGTGGCACAGCCAATTTCATGCGCGCGGACGGCACATGGGCCGCGCCAGCGGTTTCGACGGCGGCTGGCGGCTCGCCCGGCCAGATCCAGATCAATGTCGCGGGCGCGTTTGGCGGCGTGAACCTGAATGGCACCGGCTCCGTGGTTGGCACCAACAATGCGGTAAGCGTGACTTTCGCGTCTCCACTGGCCGTCAGCAGCGTCAGCGGCAACGCTGTGTTTTTTGTCAACAAAGCCACCAGCACGTTCAAGAGCGTCATTTCCGGCCTTTCGAACAACACATCTCGCTGGGATCTGGTCCTTGGCGACACCGCCACAGAAACCGGCAGCAGCGCCGGGTCCAATTTTGCCCTCACGCGCTACACTGATGCCGGTTTGCTTATCGACAGCCCGCTTACGGTCAGTCGCGCCACTGGCCAGATGACGTTCACGCAGCCGATCAATGCGCCCGGTCTGGACATGCGCAACCG